TTGTACCATCGTACTTGTAAAGCTCAACATAAAAGGACGGCGAGCCACCACTACTTGACGCTGAGAAATAGGTTTCAAAGTTCCAGTTTCCAGCTGGAATTTCTAGCTTATTCGGGTCGCCAGCATCAGTAATAAATGAGGCAATATAGCCGTTAGCGTTAATCGAAAAGTCTGTGCCAGTTCCTAAAACTGGAGTTTTATTTAATTCTTTATAAGCAACTCCTCCAATTGTACCTTGGCTAACCGAGCCGTTTAAATAATAATTAACAGAGGCTCCACCACCAGTACTTGATGGGAAATCGGCCAAAGAGCCATCGCCTCGAATATATTGCGAAACAGTTCCAGCACCAGATAATATTTGACTATCTGTAATACTTAAACCCGTTGCCGTTGGATTAATTGTTACAGGCAAATGATTTTGAGCGCTACCAGAAGGATCGACAGGATTTTGTCCCTCGCTAGCTACATATCCAGGAGTTGCAGGCGTTGAGCCTGACCTAACTACGCTCGCTCTATATTTACTAATATTAACGTCTGCCATTATGAAGTTGGTTCAATTCCTAAATCGTATAATTCAATCTGAGCCGTTCCGGTACGGCAATTTAATTGGTAGCTAATCAATGCCCAATATCTCCCATTGAAAAGAAATGATCTGTAAGGTACTATCTCGCGCCTTTCCAACGTTGCCAATATTCTGTAATTAGTTCGTCCTTTTAAGTTAGCCAATTCTTGCACAATAATATCGAGCAAAGGTAAAGATTCTACACCATCTCGGCTCCATTCCTCTGAAACAGGATCGCCAGCCAAAAGCAATCTTATTGCACTCGCACTATTATTTGTAATCGCATCGCCAATGTAGGTATTGTAATCAGGATGCACGTTTGAATAAGGCGAACCAGTTACCGCTTTAACTCCTAATTTAGATAAAGATAATCCTTCAGTTTTCTCAATCTTAAAATTCAAATTTCTATATCTAATTACATATCTATTAGCGGTACCTGAATTGCAAATTAATTGGTAAAGTCTTATCTCAACTTCGCCATCCGCAGGGACTGGAATATTATTAATTGCGATTGAATTAAATACAGAGCCAGCCGTTACCGCAAATTGCATTACCGTTGTAGTGAATGTCCAATCGAAAGTCGTTGCCGTATCACGGTACATAAAATAATTACCAATTTTTACCATTACTCCAACCGAATGCGTACCAGCCGCAGGAGTTATAGAATAAGCAGAACCAACCCTTTCTACCATATATTCAAAGGTTAAGCTAATAGTATTAGCTGCCTCTTGTGCTATGGTAATAGCTCCTCCGGTGCTTGTACTATTTGCTGAAATCCAGCTAATATTTGGATCACCAACTCCAGCGGTTGTTGTGGTTGTCCAGATTTGAGCAAATTCGCCAGCTCCAGAAGAAACGTATTGAACTAAAGCAGTTGAGCCACTTGGAACGCTAGAAGGTTGATTACTTGGAATTGCTCTAACGTAATCCCAAAGCAAAAGCTGGTAAGTATTTGGATAAGGTGAACTAGGTGAATTTAAACCCCATTCCGCAGCCGCAAATTTAGCGTCAAATATTCCGCCTTGGCTATCTTTATCCAATACACCAAGATTTAGAAATGCGTTAAATTCAGTAAATACGCGCCTTGCCGTTTCCTCTGGTCTATTTATGTCTGCGTTAATATCATCGCCGTTTAGAATCGTTGTTGTAGCATCCAAACTTTGATCTGGATTAAAAGTATAAGCCGTAAAGCTTATCTTTCCAAACTCTGTTAGTCTAATAACATAAAATTTATCCTTCCATAAGAATACACGGCAAAGGAAAGGATTTACCATCCTTTCAATGGTTTCGCTCAAGTATAATTGCTCATTTTCTATTCTAACTCCATTTGTAAACTTAGCCGTTTCTCCATCTGTATAAATTGCATTTAAAGGAACGTTAAATTGCCTAAATGGAGTTATTGTATCGTCCATTCTAGTTTCGTGAACTTCGCATCCAACAATAACTTGTCTTTTATCTACAAAAGATTGATTTAAAGGCCCAATAATTCCAGCTAAAGCTTCAGTTCTTGGATCAGGCCAGCTAGAGAAATTTGAGCGAATAGAATCAAAACCTTTTAATCCATCAATCGCGGTAAATTCAAATAGCTTTTGTCCGCTCTTAAATTGCGAAGTAATAAAGTCTGGAGCAATGTAACCAGAGAAATAAGGTAAAATGCCTTCAAATAAAACGTAGTTTAATCGAGTCGTTCCACTTGTTGCACCAATTACAAAAGTATTTTCTCCAAATGCTACGGCCTCAAATGTAGCAGTAGAGGCCGCTGGGATTGAAACCCAGTTAATAGCATTTGTTGAATATTCTATTCTATTTACTCCGGTACTTCTTACTCCAATAAAATATCCATTTCCATAAGCTATTCTTACAGGAGTAAAAGGAATTGTAACGCTATTCCAAGTAAATCCATCTGTAGAATAATAAGTACCAGTTGTAAATTTACCTTGGGCATAAGTTATAGTAAAAGCACTCCAAGCAGTTGGTTGCTCCTCCCAAGTAATACCATCGTATGAAGTAAAAGTCGTACCTCCTGGTGAAGTATCACAAACGGCAACCCATAATCCAGCACCATAAGCAACTCCGCTAAATGTTGGGCTAATTGCTGTAGCTCTAGAAGTCCAAGTAATACCATCTGGCGAAGTCATTATTCTATTAGTACCAGATCGTGCAACGGCAACAAATAAGCCATTTCCATAAGCAATATCTTGAAACCACATAGCCTCACTTGGAGTTCTGCTAGTCCAATTTATTCCATTTGTAGAAGTATAAATAAATGAAGTTGGAACGCCTGAAACGCTAGCGTAACCTACTGCCACAAATAAGCCATTTCCAAAAGTTACATATTCGGTATTTAATACGCCTCCATTAGTCCAAGTTATTCCATCATTTGAGTAGGAATTAACTGTAGCCATACCTACAAATAAACCATTGCCGTAAGCTATGTCTCTAAAACTTGGCGTAACAGTTGCCGCCTGCCAAGCGGTAATGTCGTTATTTGCTCCAATCTGGCTTAAAACAACTTTCCAAGTTCTGTTTCCACCTACTAGAAATTCGTTAAAATCTCCTGTTTCTCCAGCTATCGTAAAATCAACGGAAGAGCCTATTAGCGTGGTTAAAGGATCGTCGCCGGTATTTCCCCAGTTGTATGTAATATCGTTTATCTGTAAGGCCGTAACGGCTCCAGAATAGCCTTGCTTTTGTATTTGCAAATCCCAAACTAAGCCTCCGTAATTTGTAGCGTATCCGCCTTGGTATTTTAAGCCGTAATCATTTACAGGAGTATTTTGACCAGTCAATTCAACGTACATTTTTACGTCTTGAGCTGGCATTGTATAGTTAAAAGATAAGGCAGAGGATATTAAAGTATTGCCTGGAGTTGCGTACCATTTAGCTGTATGAAAGCCAGCTTCTGGAGTAATTGCAATCGTTAAAACGTCGCCTTCGGTATAAAATTCCACAGGTGCAACTCCATTGACTGTAATTGTACCCAATCCAGTCCTTACGGCAAGTAAAAGCCTATAGTCATTCATTATCCTTTATTTATCCTGTTATTTGCTTGACCTAAAACGTAAACGAGGTCTTGGCCTCGAACTACAAATTCACCGCTTACGTCTCTATTTTGCTGGAATAATCCACCTTGTGCGCCGCCTACAAATGAAGAGCCGCCACCAACTCCAGCGCCTCCAACGGATGCAGCACCTCCTCCACCGCCTCCGCCAGGAGCTGCACTACCTAAACTTTTTGCCTTAGAACTAACAAAACCAGCCAATGCTATTAAAGCAACTCCAGCTCCAATAGCTACGGCTGGATTTAAAGTTTGTAAAGCCTTTTTAATTCCTGTTATTGTTAAACCTGTGGCGATTGCTAATTGTCCTAATTGGTTTAATATTCCAGCTAATCCTCCAAGTAAAGCGGCTCCAGCTGCTTTTAAAACATTGCCACCACTTGCTAAAGCGTCTCCAATGGCAAAAGCAAAATCTCCAATAGTCTGTTGCGCTCCACCTTCTAAAACTTCATTTACTTTTGCATTAAATTCTTGTAATCTTAATAAAAATGCAGTTGTTTTTGAATCATCTATTTGGGGTATAATATCAACTGGTTTAAAATTAATATTTAATTCCTTAAATTTATCTGCTACATCAATTAAAGAAGGTGCCAATGCTTCTACTTTTTTTAAAGCATCTTCTTTTAGTTTATTTGTAAACTCAACATTTTTAGCTATTTGATCTTCTAATTCTAACTCTTTTTGCTTTTCAGTATTTAATTGTTTACTAACAGTTACTTTTTCTTTAACAAAATTTGCTCCTTCTGAATTTCTATCAACAATTTGAGCTTCTAAACTTAAATTTTGTACAATTATTTTATTTCTATCTTCCGCACTTTTTAATTGTTCTTTTGTTAATTTGTCGATTTCCATTTGAATCAACATCGCATCGTCATTTGTAGCCGTAAATTGTCCAGCTACCCTAGCTCCTGCGTCAATAGTATTATTTAAAGCACTTTGAAGTTTTATTC